ATTAACGGATTAGGCTATTGGAGTAGATGAATGCCCTTAACCAAACTTCAGTTCAAGCCGGGAATCAACCGAGAAACCACCTCTTACAGTAATAAGGGTGGTTGGTTTGACATGGACAAGGTTAGGTTCCGGTTTGGTTTTCCAGAAAAAATTGGCGGGTGGGTAAAAAACTCTGGTACTAATTTTTTAGGGACATGCCGAGCGTTGCATCCGTGGGTCGCTCTCGACGGTACTCAATACGTTGGGGTAGGTACTAATTTAAAGTACTATATCTTAGAGGGTGGCGGGTTTTACGACATTACACCAATTCGACTTACTACTTCAGCAGGAGATGTGACGTTTGTCACGGGGGCTGACACTCTTGACGGAGCAATTAACGCCGCGGTTGAAACTATTGTTTTAGATAGTGCTTCTGGGTTTCCAACAACGGGAACTATAAAAATAGATAACGAAGAAATAACATATGCTTCGATCACTTCGGCTACATTAAACGGTTGTGCTAGAGGCCAGAATGGAACTACTGCCGCAAGTCATGCGGACGGGGCTGCTGTAACTTGTGCAACAATCGCGGTGACGGACACAGCGCACGGCGCGTTAGACAACGACTTTGTAACGTTTACAGGTGCCGCTTCTTTGTTCTCAAGTGGCGGTGCTATTAGTGCCGCAGTTCTTAACCAAGAGTACCAAATTAAAACTATTGTTGATGGTAACGTTTATTTAATCGAAGCAAGAACCGTGGCACCTATTTCCGCTATTACTACAACCAATGGTCTTGAACCCACACTTGTGTTTGCTAACGCCTCTGACAGCGGAAGCGGGGGTTCTTCTGCGGTAGGTACGTACCAAATAAACACTGGTCTTGACACAACAATCACCGGAAACGGTTGGAACGCAGGGGCTTGGAGTCGTGGGACTTGGGGATCGGCAACAGACATTTCGGCTCCAGGGCAAAGCCTTCGTATCTGGAGCCACGACAATTTCGGAGAGGATTTAGTGCTGAACGCTCGAGACGAGGGGATTTTTTACTGGGACAAAACTAATGGCGTAACCACACGCGCAGTTTTTTTAAGCGCATTATCCGATCCCCAGAGCCCTCCCGTCTCAGCTAAAATTGTTATTGTGTCTGACAAAGATCGACATGTTATAGCTTTTGGTTGCAACCCAATTGGATCAACTGTTGAAGATCCTTTGCTTATTCGATTTAGTGATCAGTCTTCTCCTGCAAAATGGTTGCCGGAACCTACCAACACTGCAGGTGATTTAAGTATTGGCTCTGGTTCTCAAATTATTGCTGCAATTGAAACCAAACAACAGGTTGTTGTTTTTACTGATGTTTCTCTTCATGCCATGCAATTTCTTGGGCCACCTTTTACATTCGGTATTAACGTGGTGTCCGAAAACATTACTATTGCGAGTCCTTTGTCCGCTATTAACGTTGAGGACACGGTCTACTGGATGGGCAGAAACGAGTTCTATGCTTATTCTGGTCAGGTGCAGCGACTTCCCTGCACTGTGCGGGATTATGTGTTTGATAACCTAAACACGGCGCAGCTTGAAAAAATTACTGCGGGTTCCAACACAGCGTTTGGCGAAATCTGGTGGTTCTATCCTTCTGCCGGTAGTGAAGAGAACGACAGCTATGTAACCTACAACTACATGGAGCAGGTTTGGTCTTACGGATCTATAGAAAGGACAGCTTGGCTTGATCGAGGCATTATTAACTTGCCGTTAGCCGCGTCCACAGACCATTTTATGTATAGCCACGAAACAGGTTTTGACGATGGTAGCACCTCTCCCAGTTCTGCCATCTCGGCTTTTGTTCAAAGCAGTCAGATAGATATTGGGGACGGAGAAGATTTTGTTTTTATTAACAGAATGATTCCTGACCTAACATTTAGAGATTCAACTGCGGGGGCTCCTGCAGCTACCATGACGCTTTCTGCTAGGAACTACCCCGGTGGATTGTATCTTCAGACACAGGAAAAGTCAGTTACAAGAACATCTACAACGCCCATTGAACAGTGGACGGAGCAGGTTAATTTGCGTCTTCGCGGACGCGCTTTTGCTTTAAAGCTAGAGTCTACTGGCGTGGGGGTTGGGTGGAGATTAGGAACTCCTAGAGTTGATCTTCAAAAAGACGGACGTAGATAATGTCTAGGAATTTAATTAAACCGTTTTTTCCTACTGCGCCGGAAACGTATAACAAAGGATACATGGAGCAAGTTGTGCTTTCGTTTTCTTTGTATTTGGAGCAAATGCAGAACCCAGGGGAAGGGCGGAACACTCGCCTTGTCCTTACGGACTTGCCTTTAAGTGACCAAGGGTTGGAGGTTGGATCCTTGTTTCAATACAGAGATGCGGCGGGAACAATGGGAGTTGTTAAGATAACAACAGCGAACCAACCTAACTTATTGGGGATATTTTCGACGGGTGGAGTGGGGGCGGTTACCGTGAGCATATCGTGACCATAAGTTTAAATCAAGTTTTGGCTTGGACAGGGGCGGAAAAACGAAGTATAAGCTATCTCAGGAGAAACCTAATGGCAAATGAAAACAAAAACGGCGGGGGTAATTGGTAATGGGTCTTTTATCTTCGTTAGGTGGTCTTGTAGGCATGGCGGTTGGTGGTCCTATGGGGGCCGCTATTGGTGGCGGCATTGGGTCCTTGGGAGAAGGCGGGTCAATGTCTGATGCGTTTAAATCAGGTATAGGCAACGCGATAACAGCAGGGACCATGGGTCAGGCTGGCATGATAGGAAACGTTCTTGGCGGTGGTGGGAACAACCAAGCGGCGGGGATTGCTTCGTTGTTCGGTGGATCCATGGGCGGCATGGGTGGCCCTATGAGTACAATAGCAAGCACGGGCGGTGGCACGGGCGGTGGCACGGGCGGTAGTTTCGGTCCAATGCAGGGCGGTCTAGCTCAGAACTTAATGCAGGGCATTGGAATTAGTGACGCCAACGGGCAAACAAATCCGATCATGGGTGGGATAATGAGAGAGATGTTGTATCAACAACGCCGACCTCGGTTCGAGAACCTTATGTCCGACACAGAATTAGCTCAGTACAACACAGGCGAAAGACGCCCTGATTACAAAGGGACAGCGGTCCCAGGTACTCCAAGAGTCCAGACTCGAGCCATGGGCGGTATGATCGAGGGCCCCGGAACGGGGACCAGTGATTCCATTCCTGCGACTATTTACCAAAACGGTGGCCCCGTTCAAGAGGCTAGGCTTTCAGACGGAGAGTTTGTTATGACGGCAGACGCAGTCAAGGGTGCTGGCAGCGGTAATCGTGGTGCTGGCGCAGCTAAAATGTACGAAATGATGAACCAATTCGAGCGGAGGGCATAAACCTAATGGCCGAAGAGTATATCACCAAGAGTATGAATCTTCTACCTGAGTATCAGGAGAAGTATCTTAAAGATCTTTTGGCAAACATCTATCAGACAGATGAAACCACGGGCGAAGTCTCAGGCATAGCTTCACAATCTCCTTTGTTTGGCAATCCGGTTTTAGATGAAGAAGGCAATCCTATGTACGAGGCCGCTGATGGCGGCGGTTTTACTTCGGATGTTTCTTTGGCGAAGACGGATCAGTACGGAACTCCGATTGAGGGAACTGAGGGCGGCGTTGCTGCTCCAGATGTTATGCGTTTTACAGACGCACAGACTGAAGCTCTTCGCCGTATGACCGGATACACCGACCCTGAGACGGGGGAGGTTGTATACGAGAGTGGCATTGGGGCATACAAAGATTACCTTGATAAAGCTGAAAGCACTTATGACAAAGGCATTGCTTCTTTAGACGCAAGCACCGCTCAATACGACCCTCTTGGTCAGATTCAATACGACGAATCGGTTGACCCTGCGACAGGGGAAGTTGTCCGAACTCCTCGGCTCGATGATCAAGGCAATCCTGTTCGCACAGGCGGCTACAAAGATTTCTACGACCCCTTTGTTGAGGACGTTATCGACGCGACCTATGCTGACATTGATCGTGCTGGCGCAATAGAGAATGTTGGGCAACGCGCACAGTCTGTTGGTGCAGGAGCGTTTGGCGGATCTCGTCAGGCCCTTCAAGAGTCCGAGTTACAACGAAACCTCATTGATCAAAAAGCTCGTACTGGATCTCAGCTTCGTTCCGCAGCGTATACCGGAGCACAGAATCAAGCGCAGAGTGCTTTTGAAAACCAACAGAAAAGAGGTCAAAATGCAGGCCAACTGTTCCAAGGTTTAGGCACAGGCATCGGGGCTTTAGGAGAGGCAACTCAAAGTTTGGGCATGACGGACATAAACTCTTTGTTTAACGTTGGTCAGCTAGAACAAAACCAACTACAAAAAGAATACGATGTGCAACGTGCTGGACAACTAGAAGAAGCTTACGAGCCCTTCTCACGGTTCTCTTACATGAGAGATGTCTTGTCCGGCGTACCATCCAGCGGAACCTCTCTCGCTGCAGCAGCAACACCACAGGCCAGCCCCATGTCAAATGTTATGGCGGGAGCTAATATTTACGGTGGCGCACAAGGGCAAGGGAACATTTTCGGTGGGCTTGGTGCTCTCAGGTAAGGATAGTCATGGACAACGTATACAACCGCAGTTTATTTGCCGCAGCCAATAGACCCGCTCGGTCAAAACTACAGAAGATGGGCGGCATTATGGCGTCCTCCCCGGAACTAATTGAGTCACAGCAAAAGGTTGGTAACTTATCGGGCCAAAACAGAATGGGTGCTGGTGCCGAGCAGATGTCAAACCTTGCTCCGCCCATGCCCATGCCCATGCCCATGCCCATGCAAGTTCAAATGCCCACCCCTTCTGCAATGGGATTCGAACGTCCTCCTGTCCCAAGCAGTAATCCGTCTATGCGGATGGCTGACGGAGGAGAAGTTGATATAACTGAGGAGCCCATTGCGGAAGAGGTTGTATCTGACGGGTTCTTTGCTCGATTTAACGAGTATTTAGACAACACAGAATTAGGCAAAAAGGTTGACGCGGCCTATGAAAACGATAGGCAACGTGCAGCAGTAGAAGCTGCAAAAACCAAAGACGCTATTGACTCCGCAATTGCCACAGATAACACCGAAAATATCGTTAACACTGTACTCGATCAAGCAGGTATGCCTTTGGGAGAAGACTCTAAGAAAGAGTTTGCTCGGTCAGTGTTTGGAATGGAAGATGTCAACGACATCGATGAGATCAACAAACGTATTGCAGACGTAGCTATTGGATCGTCTATAGGCAAAGGCCCAGACGCTTTTGCCGAGGCAGTACTGCTTGGTTTAGGGGAATACAAAAAGACGGCTACTGCTAGATCGGCGGCTACGACAGGCGGCAAGTCCGGCATGTCCCCACTTGAGCCTTTTGCTGATGCAGTTCGTGATCTCGCTGGTAAACTTGTTGCGGCTCGAGGCGTGGATATCGATACAGCCATGCAGCAAGCGGCGGCGGCATTAGCTCCTTACTATGGCGGTGGCGGCGGTGTTCCAACTGCGGCTCCGGCGGCTCCAACAAGCCCCGAGGACCGCCTGAAGTTGGTCAAAGAAGCTTTGGAACAGCAGCCCGGACAACGGGAGTTGATTCTGAAGCAAGCTGAAAAAGATGGTGTTAACATCGAGGGGCTATAAATGGCTACTAATCCTTACCTAGACTTGGACAAACCCCAAGCCCCTGTTGAAAATTCTAACCCTTATCTACAGCCGGAAGAAGAAACTGGGCGTAATAGAGAACAGTTCATGGAAGGTTCCATAGGCCGTGAAGTGTTCGAGGGCGTTGGCTCTGGGTTGATCGGCATCGGTGAAGGTGTGATTGGCCTTGGAACACTTGGCGTGGACCTTGTTGCAGGCACTAACTACACAGACAGTGTAACCGAAAAGGCTGAGTACCTACGAGACTTGGCGGGTTTTGATCCCGAGGGTATTGCTGGTGTTGGTGCAGAAGTAATAACACAGTTTGTTGTTCCAGGTGTTGGTATTGCTGGCAAAGTCGGCAAAGGATTTATGAAAGCTCGTCAGCTTGCTGGTAAGACAGGCAAGCTTTCTAAGACTGAGCGCACTAACCTTGCACTGAGGGAACTTGGCGCAGTTGCTGGCATAGAAATGGCCGTGTCCGGTGATAACTCAACCACCATTGGTGATTGGGTCGAGGCAGGACCTACTCAAACTACAGATCTCATCGGTCTGGAAGGCACTGAGAAATCTCTTGCTCGGGCAGGAAACCGCCTAAAGGTCTTGGCAGAAGCTGGTGTTGTTGGCGGGGCAATCCAAGGTGGGTTGTCTGCGGCGGGTAAAACTATTGGTGATGCAAAGGTTTCTAAGGATATTGCAGCGGGAACCAAGAAAAAGATTGACGCAGCGGGTAAGTATTTCGATGATCTGGTGGACAAACGCACATTGAACGCACCGGGAGATGACCTGTCTGGGTTCCAAAAAGGTATTGCGGACGCGGTTGTCTTTACTAGATATCGCGGTGCTACTCCGGAACAAATTGCAGACAAACGTTTGTTGCTGGACGGACAGATCAAGCCTGACTTGGATAAAGCTGGGCGGATGATGAACAAGATAGAGAAGTCTCTGGACAAAACTATGAAGTCTTTGCCGGACGGTGGTTCGTTAGAGAAAGCAAACGCCCTTAACAAAGTGTTGGATTTCCTACGCATCGCGGACCCTGCGGACAAGGCTACGGCATTAAGAGCTCTCCCAAGAGAGATCAGACGGGATGCAGTTGAGATTCGCCAGCATGTGGACACACTGAGCCAAGGTGTTTTGGACAGTAAGTTCCTAAGTGATAACAATTTTATGACCAAAGATGGTCGTATGATTAAGGACGTTATTCAAGACGGGCTGGGAAGCTACGTTCGTCGGCGTTATAAAATCTTTGAGGATGCGAAGTATGTCCCTGATGAGAAGACCCTTAGAGTAGCAGACGGTTTCTTCCGGAGAAACAAAAACTTAATCGGGAAAGAGCTTTCCGCTCTGGCTCGAGCGGACGTTGATAACGTATTCAACGATCAGTTCCTGCGATCAAATGGTCTGGCTCGTTCGGGGACGGGGGACAAACAGAAAATTATAGTACGAGGCAGTCCCACCGACACTGTAGTTAAGATGGCTCGGGAAGGGTTCTTGAACAAATACGCCTTGAAGAAAAACGAAAAGCTAAAGGGTGGCTTTGTGGCGAAGGACCGTTTGGACACAGGCATGTTCATTACCAGGGAAAAGATAGCCCCACAGCTTCGCGCTCTTCTTGGAGAGATCGATGATCCACGGGCCGCTGTCCTTGGCACTGTTGCCGACCTTGCTCAGTTCAACGCCATTGATGATTACTTCGGCACTGTCGCTAAGATGGCTAAAACAAACACAGGCATTGGAAAGTTCTTTCGTGACGGAGCGGACCTTAGTGCGGCACAGAAAAAAGAATTAGTTCGCCGTGGCTATGTTAAATTGGGCGGAGATGACGGCGCAGCAAGTGTTGTCGGAGCCGTAGGCAAGGACGCAGATCAAGTAGAAAAGCTTATTGGGCGAACAGGCTGGGGCAGCTTGGACGGACACTACGTTCCAAAACAAATTTACAAAGATTTGACCAACCAAATTATGGGCGAGTCAAACTTTGGGGTTGAACTCTTGCGAGGTGGTTTAGGTGTAGCGTTGAAGGGTAAAGGTTTATCTCAATACGCCAAGACTGTTCTGTCTCCCATCACTCAGGTACGAAACTTTACAACGGCTGTTGCTTTTGCAACGGCTAACGGTAATTGGCCGGGCCTTGGCAGAGGCAGCAACTTCAAAGATGCTGTGACTGCGGTCACATCGGATATCTTTAACAAAGGCAGTGAAGCTGTATTTGATGACCTAGCTGACGCACAACGGCGTGGAGTCTTGGGAACAAATGCAGAGTTAAGGGAGATCCAAGACCAGTTAAGCAAAGGTATTGGGTACTCTAACGCTGCAGAACCTCGGCCAAAGAACTTCATTGAGGCTGTCAGAGGCAAGCCCGTAGACAGTAAGCTGGCAAAAAGTGTCGGCAAAGTTGCGGCGGGTTTTGAGAAAGCCTACCAAGGGTCGGATGATATTTGGAAATACTTCTCGTACCATTCGGAGCAAGCCAAGATACGGCACATGCTGGACGGTGCGTCAGAGGCTGACAAGATTAAGTACCTGACCAAGAACATGGACGATGTTTCAATCGAAGCAAAACAATTGATACGGTCTGGAACGGCGGACATTGATGATCTTATCAAGACCCGAGCGTCACAGATCGTGCGGGACACTGTGCCAAACTACAACAAGGGTGCGTCTGAGTTCATTAAGTTGGGGCGTAAGCTTCCGTTTGGTAACTTCATCACGTTCCCTGCAGAGATGTATCGTACAAGTTTTAACATTGTGAGGCAGGGTCTGGACGATATGGCCTCTCCGATTGAGGCCGTTCAAAGACGAGGCAAACAGCGTTTGTTGGGCTTTGCTACTACAACGGCGATTGTTCCCGCTGCGGTACTGGAAGGCGCGTATGCAATTTCAGACGTGACTCGAGAAGAAATGGAAGCCCTTAAGAGATCCTTTGCTGCTCCTTGGATGAAGGGCGCAACCTTGATTCCTACGGGAAAAACAAAAGACGGGGAAATTAAATACATCAACTACAGTACCTCGAACCCTTACGATGTGCTGTCTCGGTTTGCCAACCGTGCCATTACAGAATTTGATGCCGCTAGGGCAGAGGGAAAGGACCTCGATCAATTTATTGTGGACGTAGGATTTGGCACCTTGGGCGAAGCGTTTGCTCCGTTCTTAGACGAAGCCATGCTAACAGATGCTCTTTTAGATATCACATACCGTGGCGGACGCACATCAACTGGGGCGCAAGTTTATAATCCAAAGGACGATGGTGCCACAAAGCTGTTTAAGATGGCAGGGCATGTGGCAAACACAATGATTCCAAACGTTCTGGCGGCGGCGGATATATCCGGTGGTAAAATCGAAGCCAGCCGTTTCTTGCGCGGCGTTGCGGGTGACGGACTTGGTATCGATGCCATCGCCTCTCAAGATAAGATGGGCCGTGAGCGGACTTGGAAACAAGAATTAGCTCGACTTAGTACAGGTGTTTCGGAACAAACGTTTGACCCAAAGCAGGGCCTTCGGTTTGCAGCATACGGATTTCAACGTGGACAGACGGACTCAAAGCGCATGTTCAACAGCCTGACAGATGACTTCGGCGTTACTCCGGACCAACTGTTGAAGGGCTATGAAGACGCTAACGCCGCCAAGTATCGCAATGACCGTGGCTACTACCGCATGATCCAAGACCTTCGGACCATGGGTGTCAGCGAGTCTGAAATTCGCCGGACTCTTAAAGAGAACAACATCGGTGGGATCAAAGGAATTATGCGCGGAGAGTTCGAGCCCTTTAAAATCACACCAGACGTGTACAAAAAACTATTGAGAGTTGATGCCCTGGATAGTTTGCCAAGGGCAGCTATTCAAAACGTGCAGGATAATTACTTTGGACGCCCGTTGGATCCGCAGGTAGAAGATGATCGGCAGATGAAACCCGTTGAGATTAATCCGCCTGCTCCACCGACAAGGTCAAATCCATACTTAGATCTTGCTCCGCAGGCACCAAGCCCTGTCAACCCGTACCTTCAACAGGAGGGGAGTTTGACTCCGGCGGCTTCACCAATCATTCAAGCCCGAGCCCCAGGGCCCGTGAACCCTGAGTTGTTGGGAGGAACTCCAGCGGAACGAGCAGCTAACTCTTTCTTGAATCAGTAATCTTCTGCAGTTGTTGTCGGATCAGTTCTTTCTGAGCCTCAAGCTTGTAGTATTGATCCCAGATAGCTTGTTCTTCGTCGTGCAAAAGAGTATCCCATTGCTGCTCCACTAAGTCCGCTTGCGTGAGCTCGAAGCCGTCGAGAGGATGCAACCAACACCATGGGCGGATTACGTTATCTTTTTCCATTATTCGGATGCGTGTTTATCTCCCGAACAACAAGCTCCCCTGTTGTTACGGTGACGAACAGTCCTTTTCCACCGAACATTTTAATAAGTTCGTCTGACTCTTCCTCAACTTCAGCCAATACAGCCTGATCTCCGAGTGACGCGGCAATCTCTACGGTGGTAGAGATGTAGTTGATCAGTGTATCGATTTGCATCTGGTGCATTTGTTTGAAGCCAATAGTTTTGAAGTCTTCCATTTCCATCATTCGATGTCTCCCCAGTGTTCTTTGATATCAACGTCAATTTTGGATGGGATAGCAAGAGGCATTCCTGTCTCCATGATCTCCTTAATCCGCGAAGCTTGTTCGTCACTTTCGATACTAAAACATAACTCGTCATGCACCGTTAGCATAGGGGTGAGCCCCTCATTGTAGCAATCAAGCATTGCCTTCTTAGTCTGATCGGCAGCGGAGCCTTGGATAAGCTTGTTCAGAGCCTTGTATGTGAACGCTCGGCGTATGCCTTTACCTCCAGGGCCCCCGTACTCCTTCATAGCTTCCTCGTAGGGCAGTGGCTTGCCTACTCCGTAGGTGACAGGCTCCCAAAGATGGAATCGGCACTTACGGCCCATTACAGTGCGTATCTGCCCGTTCTTCTCGCCCTGCTTACTGGCTAGGTCTGCCAATCCCTTAACGAAAGGAACCTTAGAGTGGTGTCTACCGATTAAATCCTTAGCGTCTTCCTTTGAAATGCCAAGCTGGTCGGCCAGTTTAGCCACACCCATACCGTACATAATGCCGAGGTTCACGGTCTTCGCTTGCTTCCTAGTGATGTTCGCAAGGTCCGCAACCATCTGGTGAAGATCAACGTCACCTGTGTGAAACTCTTCCACGATCTGATCCACGATTGGATGACGGATAGTGGACGGTATCATCGAGGCGAAGTGAACGAGGAGCCTTGGCTCTTGGCTCGAGTAGTCAAACGATCCCCACCTCTGGCCCTCCTCTGGTACAAAGATGCCTCGAATGTACCGCTTGATATCAGGGTCACGCGCCGGAAGCTGCTGAAGATTGGGGTTAGACGATGAAAATCTACCCGTCACAGTTCCCCCTGCATCTCTTCGCGTAGAGTGCAACTCGGTGTGGATCCTGCCGTTGTGTTCATGGCGAAGAATGCTATCAATAAATGTGCTGTCCGCTTTGTCAAACTCCCGCAGCTTAACCAGAATCTGGGCAATCTTCTCGGGGTGATCATTGAGAAAGTTCTTGGTAAACGATGGAGCCCCTTTCTCTGTGCGGGGATATTCCAACTTCAACTTATCAAACATCTTTTGGATAGACGCAGACGCCCAGATGTCCACTTCCATACCAGCTTCTTTCTCCAGTAGCCCCCTAAGAAGTTTGCTTTGGGACTGCAAAGCCTTTTTGTTTTGGTCCGCTCGATCAAGATCTACCCGCACACCCTTGGTACGCATGTCCAGAATACAACGAATCAACCCTGTCTCCATGTTCCAAACGTCCCAGAGCTCGTCTTGATCGAGTCGTACTTTTAGAGCGGTCCAAAGCTTGAGCGTGGCAACTGCATCCTGTTCGGCATATGCGCCAACAAACTTAGGGGGAAGCTTGTACATCTCCGACTTAGGGTTCACGCCAAAGTCCGCCGCCGCCGCCTTGAGCAACTGCTCGTTCTTCCGTACCCCAGCGTAGTCACGGGCCATAGCATCGAGGCCAAAGGACCAGCGGTTCTCATCCACCAAAGCACCAGTAACCATCGTGTCAATGATTCGGCCTTTGATCTCCACACCTTCTGCCCTCAACCAACCCGCATCATAGGTTGCGTTGTGCATAATCACGTCCATATCAGGGACAGATAGCTGCTTCTTGATCCACTTGAGCGTGATCCTCGGGTCCATGTTGTGACCGTTCTCATGCCGCATGGGGAAATACCCTTTGTATTCTCCTGCAGCGACAGCAATCCCAATGATATGTCCGTTGTTCGTAGCCCATCCAGGGCCGAGCGTAGTCAGGTGGGGGTCCTTTGTTTCCAGATCGACAGCAACCTCTTTGTACGCAGTAAGGTCAGGGAACTCCGTAGGGATGTTCCAATCGCTTTCGATCACGTTCATCTCACCCTTGAGTTGGTAATTGAGATCACTGGAATCACCACTATCATCTGTAAACAAAAACTTCTGACTCATTTAGCTAACACCTTTCCTAGCCTCTCAAGGATCTTAGCCTCACGCTCAGAGAAATCTGAACCCAATGCACTGTACCCGCACTTGTCGATCCAAGAGTCCTCATGGTCGATGCCATTCAACAGACGGGCAGACTTCATCCAATCCATCATTAGCGCAACGTGTTGTGGGGTAATGAACCCATGGGTGCGCTGTGATTCTCTTACAATTATATTCCATCCATCAGCAATACGCGAGAAGTTCTCGTATGCATCGCCATAATCCTTGGCCCTCTGCCCATTGATCAACTCTTTTGCGGAGTCTAAGACTTCATCTCTGTTCATAACGTGTACCTATATTTGTTGCTGGACTGCAGGATGTATAAGTTATGCCTCGCCCTAGTTACTGCGACATAAAAAGCTCGATGCTCATCGTCAGGAAATTTACTGCGGTCACACGCCTTGGTCGATGCAGTCCAGACCATACAGTTATCATCTTCCCCGCCCTTCATAGCATGGAACGTAGAGACTTTGATCCGAGGTTTAGATAAAAGATTCTCTCCTCTTCGGAAGATAGCATCGATGTACTCTTGCTCGGAGCTCGGCACGTTTAGTATCTCGTATGCGCCGTAAGCCGAGTCCTTCAACAGACCGTAGTCCTTTACCAGTTCTTTCATTGACAGCGTAGTATCTGCAGGTAGAGCGTCAAGCAGTTGCATCGCGCCCCTTCGGACAACAGCGTCCACTCCCTGTTTCTTTACTGAGTCGTACAAACGCTTAACGTCAGGCAAAGGAACTGATCCATCCTTGCACAACTCATCCCAAGTCAAAAGGTTTTGCACCAAGATCTCTGACAAGCTGGACCTACCATTGCGAGAGTACTTGTAGCCCTGCCCTCGCAGATAATTCGCCATCTCTGAGACGTACCCGTTGGTCCGCGCCATCAACGTCCATGATCCTTCGTGCAGCGGGGCCTCTGAAAGATAGTTTATGTATTCGACCTTGCCCTCTTCCTCCCGAGCGGTGAACGTCTTTTCATGGCGTCCCGAAATTCTTTTTGATACAGACAGCGCAAGACGGTGGACAGACTTAGGGATCCGAAACGACTGACTCAGCACCTCGATGTTAGTCGAACAGTTGTTGAACTCCGCAACATCCACGCCTGTCCATCGGTGGATAGCTTGATCATCGTCTCCAGCAACCCAAACATTCTCGGAGCTCGACGCAATCTTACGAGCCATTTCCCACTGCAGCGGGGTGAAGTCTTGGGCCTCATCAATAAACAGGTAGTCCAGATTCGGAGTCTCGCCGTGCTCGATGTACTGTTCTATCATATCAACAAAGTCGTACTTGTCTGTTGATCTTTTGTACTCGACCAACTGCTCGGATAGTTGTTTCAGCTTGGCAAAAAACAAACTCCAATCCGCTTCCTCGTTATACTCCTGTTCGATCTCGATCTTCCGGAGCCGAGCCCTGTTGTCTAGCTGCAAGTACCGTGCTCCTGACCCGCCCACTGTAGGCAGTGTGACCCCACCATCCAATGACGTGTAGTCTTTGCCCTCGAACGTTAGCCCAATCTCACGGCCTATGTTGGCATAGTCTTCGGGGCTCATGATGTCCGTAGTCTTGAGTCCCAGCCCATGGAACCCGAACGCATGAGATGTTTTCATGTAAGGAAAATCTTTGGGCTCCAGATTAAACTTGGCACAGGACCTTGAGATCATTTCCTCGATTGCTTTTCGAGTGAATGAGATCACCCCAATCCTTGAGGGGTGGGCTCCTGAGTCAAGAGCGTTCTGTATTTCCTGTATCAAACGAAATGTTTTCCCGCATCCAGGGGGACCCAACAAGAGCTTACTATTCGGAATCATAATCTTTTCCTCTTGGTCTGTTGTTAACCCAATCCTCGATCTCCAGTAGAACCCAGCGGCTGGCGGATCGTTTGCTGTGCTCACTGCCCAGCACAATAGGCTGCGGGAAGTTTGGATCTGTTTGCGCCAGCTTGTAGACATAGGACCTAGATACCCCAAGCAGATCGGCTACTTCGGATACCCTCATCAGCTTATTAGAACGGGATGTCATTTGATATCTCCTTAATTGGTAGTTCAACTTCGCCTTCGTCAAAGGCAGGAATTATCCAACACCTAAGAGTTGATTTGACTTCGCCTTTCGGGCTGCGCTTAACAATGTTCTGCTTACCAGTGTCTCCCCCCAAGTCTCGAATCATCTGCATGAGTTGTCCTCTGGTCGGGCCCGAGAATCTACGGTGATGAAGATACTCTAACAAACCATCTAACTTAAACTTCGTTGTACCTGCATCCGTCCATGGCTTTCCCATATCCATTTCCTCTGGGGACATGGCTCGTACATGGCTTGTGCAGTAACTACGCAAGTGATCTTTGAACTGTCCTGCGGTTGTCAGTTCCGGCGGCACTTCTAAGAAGGTCGCACCCTGCATCAAACTGTTGACCAGTTGCTGCCACTTCTGAGGTTTCATCGGCGGAGGCATCATGTTCTTTTGATCCATGCAAGCACGTTGAAACAGCGTTTGATTCTGTAGTTGCTCAGTGCTCAACTGTATTCTGTCTCCATCCACGTCCATGAAAAACAGGCGTGGCTCGGACAACATAATTGTAAGACCACCAACCGAAACAGCATCTGGCGCATCGTTGCCTATACCAAATTTCCTGGTGGCACATACTGCAGGGTCACAGTATCCCCGCATCGGCTCATCCTTACAGGTGTAGAGATACTCTTTTTTCTCATGCTGCTTGGTGAGGTTTACGATCTCACTGGATGGAAGGGGAGGGCTTGCAAGTGTACGGTTGTACCCTTCGAACTCTTGTTGCCACTGGTCAGGGCTCTTCATCTTGCAGTATCTAGCCACGTTAAACAGAGTGTTGTTGCGGAACTCCTCGACAGGTCCGTCCGAGAACAAGTGCTCAAGGCAGGGAGGCCCATCTGTGAAATGCTTTCGAGGCTTGGACAGGCGAAGACCCTCGAGGTCTGACAAAGAAACCCTAGCCTTTTTCACCGCGTCTAGGAACTCATCCAGTTCCATTGCCTCGGCCTTCTTGTTGAAGGCGTATCTCTGTGGAAGTTCGGCGTTGAAGTAGGGCATGTTAATAAAGTTACCCACGTCTCCACGCTCTGCAATAATTGTGTCTTGCTTCGGAAATACTTCGCAACCACTGTAACCCAAGGCTATCGACATTTCTGTCAGGTAATCTCTTATGTCCGCAGCTTGCTCCCAATCCTTCATGAACAGGTAGAGGTGAGCCCCACCTGATTTAGATCGGCAGTGGATTAAAGGAAGCTTCAACTTTTTAATCTTAGCCTGTAGTTCATCTTGGTTCAAATCGTATACATCAATATCCAATGCCCCGAACTGGCATTTGTTCTGGTCGTTGATCGGTATTGCCCCAACGCCGTTCTTCCCATCTATGTGGGATTGAACTAGCTCCTGTGTCAGAGGCTCCCGAACAATCATACTCTTTGACTCTGCCTTTCCATTGCGGCCAACGCGACCAACGGTTGTTGTACCGTGTGCGTTATGAGCCCCAGCAAAAGAGGCAAGCAGTCTTTCTGCCTGTGTCATGCGTGTCTCCTTGGAAAAAGGAGAAGGTTAACAATCAAGATACTTTTGTTAACCTTCTCCAAAGCTACTTAGAACGGGATGGAATCAGCATCCTCTTCAGCACGTTTCTGCTGATGTTCTGGATCTTTAGCAGCTTTTAGTTCTCCCGCAGCAACACTGGTGCGGAAGGTGAGAGCCTCTTGAAGAAGGTCACGGTCATTGACCAAACCAATCTTCTCAATAGCGTAGTTGAACCATGAGCCTTGGTCATTGCTCTCCTCAACAGTGGAGAATTTCCACTGGGTTGCGAACAGCGGCGGTAGAACCATGGCACCTGTCTTGGGGTGCTTGACCTTTTGCATTGCAATCTTTGTCTTCCAACGGCGGCTAACCTTTAGCTGTGTTGACTTCATGTCAATCACAACAGGCTGTGTGATACCGTCTGCATCGATCACCAAGCAGAAGTGTTGGTCCGACTTAACCAGTTCGTGACCGTTGGGAAGTATCTCCTTGGAGCCATTACGAGTTGTCTTCTGGAGAACAGGATCAGTCGGGCTGATCTCTCCTTGGAACCCGCCACCCAAATCACGGGGCACGAACTCAAGGTACTTCACTGTCTGGTAGCAGGGCAGTACAATCATACCATCCTCACCTTTGAACTTGTCACCAGTGACTGTGTTGAACATATCACCTTGCTCCGCACCCTCGATGTACTCTGCTTCCCGCTTCTTTAGCTGGGGAGACATCGCTTGCAAGATACGGATGAACGGGATCTGCATTTCGGAACTGTCAAAGGTTGCACCTTCACCCGCGAACTCTAAGATATCGTCCATGATATCGGTTGAGATTGCGGTTTCTTTCTTAGTTGCTACTGCGTTAGCCATTATACTTTCCTCTTGATAACTGCGGTGTTTGAAATGAATGCCCCGAACATATCGAGATCGATTGGTTTTCCATCAGTGATCCGTTCTTTAACGAATGCTTTCAGTGTTGATGGGTGGACGTGTGTCTTAGTCTTAGGATCGAAACCTCGATCACGCAGGATACCGACAGCATCCCCAGCTAAGTTGTCCTCGCCCTTACCAAAGGACACAGTGATATCGTTCTTGATGATATCATCTAAACCATTGGACCGGAGCCAATCAAAAGCTTGATCTTTGTTCGCCGCAGGGATTGACGCAGCGACAATCATTTTACGCTCGACGGTCATACCGTCTACATCCAAACGCTCGACGCCCATCTCATCCATCAAGGCAGGGATACCTTCGACAGACAGTTTGTGCTTCTCTTGCTTGAGTGCTTTAAGATGGGACTCCGCATCCTCGATCTGGGACTCAACGTTTCGTAACGTCCGCACCAGATGACTAAGGTTTTTAGTTACCCCAGTATCGACTTTGCCTACCGCGTAAGCCTCGTCGAAAAAGTCTTCAAATAGTTCGCTCATAAGTTTTTCCTCTTCAGGGTTGATTTGTGTGGGAGCCTCATGCTATCCACAAGAAAGACAATAGTGGAGATATGTGATGACTGTCAACTACAAATATAAATTAAAACCATTTGATCACCAGGTGACTGCGCTGGAACAAGGTTGGGATCGGCAAGAGTTCGGTTACTTCATGGAGATGGGAACTGGGAAGTCTAAAGTTCTTATCGATAACATCGGCTTGTTGTTCCTAGCAGGAAAAATTAACTTCGCTTTAATCATCGCACCCAAGGGCGTCTATAGGAACTGGGTAGCCAAAGAAATCCCCGAGCATATGTCCGACGATGTCCCGCACCGTGTGATTCGATGGGTGTCTGGCGGCACAAAGAAACAACAGGCAGAAGTGCAGTCTGTAAAGCAACCCTTCGCTGGTCTAACAATCTTTGTAATGAACGTCGAAGCTTTCTCCTCGGTCAAAGGAAATGCAGCGGGTCAGTGGTTAAGTCGTGCGCTCGGACCCTATGGGTTAATTGCAATAGACGAATCAACAACGATAAAGAATCACAAAGCCAAGCGCAGTAAACACCTAATGAAAATCGCTGACGGTTTTAACTACAGAAGACTGTTGACAGGTTCTCCGGTTACAAAAAGTCCAATGGATATCTACTCGCAGTTTGAGTTCATGCGGAAAGGTCTGCTCGGATACGAATCATACTATGCTTTTCAAGGAAGGTACGCTGTCACACAACGCAGGTCTATGGGTGCTCAAGCTTTTCAACAGATCGTAGGATACAAGAACATCGATGAGCTTACAAAAAAGATCGACATGTTTGCTTATCGAGTGCTCAAGAAAGACTGCCTCGATCTTCCTGACAAAATATACACGGCTCGGTACGTTACGCTGACCGACGAACAGCTAAAGATGTACGAGAAACTACAGCAGCAGGCCCTGATCCTATTCGATGATGGTGAAATGGTGTCGGCTCCAGCTATCATAACACAGATGCTTCGGCTTCAGCAGGTTATGTCCGGTCACCTCAAGACTGATGATGGCACAATGAAATACTTTTCCTCGCGCCGAATGGATGCGCTCGATGAGATCATGGAAGAACACCAGGGGAAGGCTATCATCTGGTCTCGGTTCCGATACGACATCAAGCAGATCACAGAAATGTTGAACAAGAAATTTGGCAAAGGCACTGCGGTGGCATACTTTGGAGATACATCAGACGATGATCGGGCGGCGGCAGTTCTTAACTTCCAGAATCCAAACCATCCTCTCCGATTCTTTGTAGGCAACCCTGCTACCGCTGGCTATGGCCTGACGTTGACCGAGGCCAATCTTGTGGTGTACTATGCCAACGACTACAACTTGGAGACACGCATCCAATCAGAGGATCGAGCCCACCGGATCGGACAGAAGCACAACGTGACGTACATCGATCTGATTACTGAAGGCACGATAGACGAGAAGATCGTTGAGTCTCTGAGAAACAAGATCAGTATCGGGGCCAAGGTCCTCGGAGAAGAGGCACGGGAATGGCTAAGTTTGAAGCCCACGAAGAAATAATAGAAACGATGGTGGACTTTAAGAAAGGGCTCCGGACTCTCGAGACAGGGACCAAGGTTCTTGCCGAGCAGACCGGACTCGAGGAAGATGTTGCCCGTGCGCTGCTTAGAGGCATGAACAAATCCTACTCAACCGTCACGCAGATCAGGGGGTACTCAAAGGAAAAACCCTATCAGATCGAAGGCAAGAAGAAAAAAAGGCTCCTCAAATTAAGAGAAGCCTAGTCGAGCAGAAAACATGCAAGTGGTGGGGATATAATATCCCTATCAAGCCAATCAAGTCAAACACTTTTTGCTTGAAACTCATGAGCTTGACGTATCAACACCGATAGTTGTCGCGCCATGGACCTCTGTTCTTTACTTGCAATCTCACGAAGTAAGTCATGGTCCTCTTTTATCAGACCTACGTTCTGAAATTTTTGTTTCTTATCTTCTTCCATCTTTTTTCTAGCCATGTCAGCCCCCAGTTGTACTAAGTATGTTGACCTCACATACACAAGTTGGGGGCTGAATGCAAGTGTTAGCTATTCCCTTGGGAGTATGCGGAAAGCAACAGCTTGCTCGAGCGGTTGGTTCTCGTCCATGAGAAACTCGTCAATCCTAGCTGCAGAAATACCTTCATCAGACAAGTGCTCTTCCAGTTCAACCTGGGTCCACCACCCTTCCTCCGATCTCATGGTATCTGCGATAACATTGAAGTCAGTAAGCTGTATGTGGTCCACCGCATCCGCAGGACTCTCGACCTTGATCTTAGTGGCTCGAACACACCGCCACGGTATGTGGTCCCTCTTGTCCGCATAGTTAGGTACGCACTGTGCCTCGACAAAATCTCCAGAGTTTATGTTTATTTTGTCAACTATACGTTGACCGAAAAACACTGTCTCGCCCTCATCGGTCACACCGAATGCAGAGTTAGCAGTAGTCATGTCTTCAATCATGACATAGAAATCAGTGGTGCTGAAAGACTTGTAGGTGAAGTGTGTAGCATCGGTCATGGTGATGTCCCTTCTATGGGCAGGTTGTTGCGGTTGATGATGTTTATGCAGGTTGCTTGTGTGATCGCCAGAACTTCTGAAATAGTCTCTATGTCCAAGTCCTTCAGCAGCAAAGCGTTGATCTGCTCGGCGCGTCTACTACGTCTTTCAGACTGATGCTCGTATGGGCCCTGCGTTTTACGGGCTGATGATTTTAATAATTCCTGGTTGTGGTATTTAGCTACAGTCGGACGATCAATTACGTCCTTCCTGTTTTGTCTCATCCACATGTCAAGAAACCTCTCCTCCTTTGCCGGAGTCCATTTCATATTCTACGTCCCTCTTTTCTAAGATTGCTAGTGAATTGCCGTAGCTCGTTTACTGCGGCATGTATCTCGTTGTTGATTGATAGTCGGGCGTCCCGACGAAACCTCTCCTCCTGTAAATTATCCACACGTTGGCGAAGGTATGTAAGATGTGCTTGCTCCGCCGGATTTAAACTCTTAGTGCAGCTTTCGCTTGTGTCCTGCATTCTTGCCCTGCTCCTTAACGGTGTCAGCTATCTGTGAAAGTGTGTCGAACCCTTGCGCCATTTCATCAGGGTTCCAATACGTCGAAGCCGTAGTCATTATCGTTGCGACTATCTCATCCTGTCCCATCCTGTCCGGCAAAAGCTTGACCATATTGTTGATCAGGTTGCCCTTCTCCTTTGAGTCTTCCGGATAGAACTCTGTGTGCGTATCGAGAGAACCCTCGAACACCAAAGCAATGGTGTAGTATTCTTCGAATGGATTCTGGATCTTATCTCCAAGCTCGAGGTCGGCAACCCAATCGATCACCTCGGACCATCGGTCCATGAACAGGACCTCGACCCCATCCTTGTGAGTCTTCATTGTTACTTGGTACATATTTATTCCTTCTGTTTTCCCCATGGCGGGATCGCCAAAGTCGGGGGCTTGATGTCGCGGTATCGATTGCTCGTTGAGATCGCAACTCCGAGATGCTTGCACGGTGACGTGGGCTCTCGGTATCGATTGCTGCTTGGTCGGTGCTTATGTGTTGGGAAATTCCAACCGCGCATATGGTCCCAATTCTGTACTTTCACTTACCACCTCCTCTGATTTTCTCGAGTAACTCTAGCTTTTCAGCCGTTACTTTTTCCAACGCCCTCAATAGTACGTCTGCCTCGGCAGTCAGCTCAACTATCTTGGAATGCATGGCAGCAAGGTTCTTATCCTTCTGATCAAACATCATCAGGGTCCTCCTCTAATTCGAAATCCTCAATCCCATCGTTCTCTACCTCACCAGAACCTCTGCAATAATCACAATCCTCGAGCCTCGTATCCAAATACCCTACGTCCCGATTTATATTGTGAGGCACAGCGTACTCAACCTCGACCTTGCCCTCACCCCAGCATTCGGGGCAAGGCATCATGCTCTCTGCCTGTTCCATCATCTATCCCTCCCTGTTAATTTCCATCCATTTGTTTCCGGCCTCTTCGATGGACTCCATAATTCTATCCAACTCAATCGCAAAGATTTGACGGTACGCTCGGTTGTATGGCAAATTTTGATATCGAGCGCGATGTGCAGGATCAGTGTGCATCTTATTTATAGTCCAGTGATGGACCGTGTTGACCACACTGTCCGATAATCTCTCCGCTGACGGGGGGTTGTATCCGCGCTCCGCTCCATTAACTTTCATATCTTAACCTTCCCCATATAATACATCAAAGCAATGTCCTCTGGCAAATCATTCAGTATCTTGCGTCGAACCTTCTGATTATTAAACAAGGTCCAATCGCCCTTGGTCACAGGTGGATGCCAATCGGATTCGTATACACCCTCCTCGTTCTCAAGCAGGAACAAACACTTCCTTTTCATCGAGCGTTTCATGTCCTTCCGAGCAAGGTGCTCGTCCAAACGTTTGCCGCACCATGTCTCCAAAGTCTGGGCAAACCCGTCCGGAAAATACTCGCACGGCTCGTCCCGAGGATACAGTTTCTCGTCATTAAACTCCTCAATAATCTGGTCATAAACCTTGCGCCAATCGCCCTTGAACTTAGGGTCATTGTCAATCCGATCAGGGCCACCGTGTCCATTGTTGCTAACATATGCAAACGACTTACCGTCCACATAAAGCTTGGCCTCGTAACATGCAGTCTCTTGGCTTGCCCAGCCAGAATACTTAATCGCTTTTAATTGTAGTTGAAGTGCCATCTTATTTATCCTCCAGAATTTCTATTGATGTGTCTGTGTCCAACGTGTCCTTGTGTAAGTACTCATCGAACACTTGATCAGGGGCCTCGTTGATAATGTATTCGTGGGCCTCGTCCGCAGTCATATGCTCCGGAACCATGTACGTTGGATACCAAGTCTCTTCGCGGGTAACCTTGACCCTAACTTTGCGCTTACTCATGTTCCTCCTCCTCTTCTGGTGTCCAAGTTGTGTCCACCCCATCGATGAACGTGCCTTCGTACATCATGCCCTCGTCTTGGTATGATGCGTCAATAGAGATACCCATGTCGTGGAGCTTCTCCCAAACCTTGATCGGGGGGCTCCACGCAGTCTCGCATGTGAATGAAAAGCTGACCTCCGCAAGAGAACCGGAGCCCTCGCGGGTTGTAAGTTCGTCGTTGATATCGACGCTATAAATATCCCACTTGGTGTCCCAGTTATCGAGACGCCATTGATACCATGCTGGAGAAGAAGTGGTTGCCTCCTGCGCCCAAACCTCGAAAGGCATGGGGCAAACGGTCTGGCATAAAGTGCCAAGCTTTACGGCCTGATATAAATGCTCCATGAGATATTGTGGCCCAGTAAAGTGAACCTGTTGTGCGGTGTGATTAGGCATTGTTTCCTCCTTGGCTAATCGTTGAAAAGGTCTAAACCTTTGTTGGTTATACGCTCACTGCTTATCTTTGTTGTCATTTTCATCTGATGTTCTGGGTCAAAGACGTTGGCCCAAACGTCTTCCTTGCGGTAACCGTGTACCGTAGCTGCACGTTTCATCCTTCGGATAGCCTTGGCTTCTATCTGACGCGCCCTCTCCCTCGTAACTCCCAAGACTCTGGCAGTCTCTTCTAAAGAATGCCCCAATGCAAAACGCATTGCCAAGCACCTTCTTTCTCTCGGCGTCAGTGCTTCAGATAACGTTGAGACCGCACTGATCTGAGATAAAGTCTTCTCGGTAGTCCCGTCTTGAATTAATCGCTTGACGCTGTCCAAACCAACTTCCATTTCAGATGTGGATTTGGCTAACTGCAACTCACGAAGATGATCAGGCCATAAGTCTTCGGGCTCCTTGCCAACCATCGCCGCAACATCCAAAGCTAAATCTGTCCAACCCTTGTGGTTAAATGGTTTCAACTTCATAGTAACGAGAGCATTTACCTGCGACTTACCTCTGACTAATTGACGCGATAACTCAGCAACCGAATCATACCTGTCCCTGATCGCCCTCAACAACCTGCCGTTCCTGACCGATACCTTGATGTTGAAATCTTCTTCCACAATTACCTCCCGTTAAACTGTTGAACCGCCGCAGCAAAGCCTCGAGGGGTTGCGCTGCGTATGTCCTTGGTCCGCTTGGACTTGCCACCAAGCTTCATCATAGCGGTGCTGTAACCATTACCGTGATAACCCTCTGGGTCAACCGATACCTTGGTAGGCATACGAAAGTTACCACCAGTCCACAAACAAGTCTTCTTCTTGTATGCATCGCGAGGGGCTATGTACTCAGGCCAGCGGGGGTGGTTCATCTCATCGTAAGGGATGTACCCGCCATACTCATATGGGTGGAACGAATAGTCAGGCTTGCGCCACTTGGTAGCCAAAACACTGACAGGATTCTCAATGAAATACGGGACGCCCATGTCCTCAAACAATCGAGCGCAGGACATGGCGTGACCAACAGCCTCGTCTTGAAACCATGGATTGGCCTCGGCCTTCTTCTTGAACCATGCCGCGCCCGAAACCGCGAGGTCTGTGCAGACAGGAAACGCCATGCCAAAACACGCATAACCCTCGAAGGCCAACTTAATATCTCGCAAAGTCTCAGGGTCATGCAAGTCAGCGTGACGATACTCAATCGAGCCACCCATGTGCTTGCGAGAATATTCCTTCGTGATCTCATGCGGGTCATGCTGGATGTCAAACGCATAGCATTCGTGTCCGGCATCAGCCCATGGCTTCAATGCCTCGCCCGTGAAATCATATAAACTTATCACCGTGCTCATGTGTTCACCCCCTCGATCACAAGAAACGCATTGCCAAACGCATTGAACGTGGCATCGTAGTGAGTGTAGCCATGAAAAAAATCATCCAGATACTGACCGTTCAAGTCAATGATCGGACGGGCCTCGGTCCCCGCAACACGGTGCTTGCCTTGTGGGTCTTGGATCAAATACATCTTACCATCGCGCATGGTCCGAGCAAACCGGAGCCCCCGTGTGAAACCAAAAGACAAAAGAATATTGCCCTCGATCCATACGCGCTTGTGTCCACGGTTGGTGCCTACCTTATAAGTCTTCGTTAAAGTATCTCTCATAATTAAACCTCATAATTGAATTGTTGATAGACCACAAGCTATAGGACCTCGGTCCATGGGTCAAGAAATATTTTGGGGAAAGTACGCCGAGTACCCTTATAGGCATATTCTCCAGAAAAAAAGTAAAAAAGTTTTTATCCATTCAAATATGATGTAATAAACGTACTAAACGTACTATCAAGTAACAAACTTGTTTGTTTACAACCTTCTAAGTAGCCCATAAAATAGTACACTCTGAGGACGGTAGTACGTTTATCTGGGAAAAAGTCCCTATATAGGAAAGATGGACAATTTCATGTCTATAGTTTATCTTGTTGGTAGAGCACAATGGGGCGAACATATGTCGATAGAAGAAACTACGCAAGACGGGGCCGAAAGGGTCCTGACCAACAGACAAAAGACCTTCTCTCGTTTTATCGTGGAAGGCATCTACTCCAATGCAGAGGCCGCTCGTAAGGCTGGCTTTGCTGAAACCACTGCGGCCAAACATGCATCTCTTTTGCTGAATGGTCGAGACTATCCTCATGTCCTTGAGTACATCCAAGAGATGCGGGAAGAGCGGGAGCGCAGGTATGCTGTCACCACAATCGGACAGCTTGAACGGTTGCATAAACTATCCCTCGGCGCAGAAGAGAACGGCCAGTTTTCAGCAGCCATCAATGCGGAGAAGATTCGGTCTGCATTGGGAGGTCTGACTGTGGACAGAAGAGAACAGGTCAACAGCATCGATCAGCTTTCGCGGGATGAAATTGTCGGACGTTTGGCAGACCTACAAAAGAAATATCCTCAAGCTTTTGAGATCGAGGGAACAGCAAAGGATATCACGCCACATGAGCAAGGGACCAGAGGCCAACTTTTGGAACACATTGAGATCGAATCTACCCCCGAAATGCCAAGCGACAAGGATTGAAAACAAGCACGGGGGTGGCGTTCCTGACGTTCACCTCATCTGGGACGGCTTCGCTTGCTGGGTCGAACTCAAGGTATCCAAAGGCAACGGGGTAAATCTCTCGGCTCATCAAGTCGCTTGGAACACAGTATATTGGGCTAGAGGTGGCGCAAATTTTATCTTAGTAAAGAGGTCCTCGGAGCGTGACCTACTTTTATTTGACGGGAATCAGAGCGGTCAGCTTGTCGAGAATGGGCTGTCCGGCACCCAAGGGGAGAGGTTCGAGAGCTCTGCGGCTTTGTTCTTGGGTCTGCGGCCTCGCATCTTGGCCCGATACTCTGCGGCCCTGCGCTCTGCGGTCTAGTTTATAGCTCTGCGGCCCTGCGGCCCCGTTGCCCCGCGGCCCCGTTGCCCTGCGGGTCTGCGGGTCTGCGGCCTCGACTATTGGTT